GATTACATACAGCAAAGGTACGATGAAATTGTGGCGGAAAAGGAAACAATACAAAGATCTCACAAGTTTAAAGTGGATCCAGATTTACCAGACGATACACAAGGAAATGAGTTTGAAGTTTATTGGGATGAAGATCATATTGTTTCATATAGATATCCTAAAGTTTATGCTATTAAAAGACCTACATGGGAAGTTAACCCCACAAGAAGCATAGATGATTTTAAGATTGCTTTCTATAGAGATCCAGTGGATGCACTTGGTAGATTTGCTTGTATGCCTCCCGAAGCAATCGACGCATTTTTTAAGTCTCGTGAAAAAATAGAAAAAGCATTTAGCAATTTAGGTTTAGGGATAGATCAGTTTGGTAGGTTTGAAGACTGGTTTGTTCCAATTGAAGATAAAGATTATTTTATACATGTAGACTTAGCACAAAAACATGACCATTGTGCTGTCTCTATGGCACACATTAATAAATGGGTGAATGTAAAAGTTACTGATAACTATTCTCAACCAGCTCCAATAGTTGAAGTTGATGCAGTAAGATATTGGACCCCAACATCAGATAAGTCTGTTGATTTTGCGGAGGTAAGAGACTACATACTATCTTTAAGATCACGAGGTTTCAATATAAGAATATGCACATTTGACCGATGGAACTCTCACGATATGATGCAGCAATTAAGACAATATGGAATTAATACAGAAACATTGTCTGTGGCAAAAAAGCATTATGATGACATGGCAATGGTTGTGTTAGAAGAAAGATTATCTGGGCCACATATTAAATTATTGATAGATGAATTACTTGAATTAAGAATTATGAGAGATAAGGTTGACCACCCCAGAAAAGGTTCTAAAGACTTAGCAGATGCTGTATGCGGTTCAATATATAATGCCATCAGTCTTACCAGACCAGATTTTGGTGCCGTGGAAGTTCACACTTACAGTTCGATTAGAAAACAACAAAAGGATCAGGAAAGGCAAGAGAGTCCTAACTTAATTAAGGCTCCATCTGCAATGCCCAAAAGTTTGGCGGAAGCACTAGACGGAATGGAAATAGTATGAGCATGTATCAAAATAAAGCTAAAGAGTGTAAATGTTGCGGTAAACATGTACCACTTCCAGTTAGATTAAAAGAGTTTAATGGTGTTAAAGTGTGCCCCACAACATTTGATAATATAAGTGAATATAAGAAGATATGGAATGAGTCAGGAAAAAGACCTCCAGGAAGCGTAAGAAAACATTTTTCAGATTATGTACAGCAGATTGTAGAGCAATCTATTGACAATAATCAGTCAGCAAATATATAATTCAACTAGGCACCAGTAGCTTAGTTGGTTAGAGCCCCCGACTCATAATCGGGTAGTCGTAGGTTCAAGTCCTACCTGGTGCACAAAAGGAGAAAAATGAACGACGAAGAAGCATTAGAGCAGATACAATATTATATTGAGATAGGTGCTATAAGACTTGCTGGATATAACGAAGAGGGCGAAGCAATATTTGAATTAAACGAAGCGGTTACAAAAAAACTGGCACCAGAATTATGGGAGGCTCATATGGAATATATTGATCATAACCTAATTAGTCTTTTTGAAGAAGGATTAATGGATGTAGAATATGATGAGAATTTAGAAGCAACAATGCATTTTACAAAAGAAGGATATAAAATTGCACGTTATAGGGGCATAATACCTTTAGAAGATATAGAGGAGTTTGATTTGAATGAAGATTAAAATCGAATATTATATTTATACTTTTTTTAATAAAATTAAAAAAAAGTTTATAAAAAATAAACCAGGTAAGGAGGACTTTATATATTGAGTAAAATAATATTAGGAATTAATGAAACTTCCCATGACGCATCTATTTCTCTAATTAAAGACGGAGAGATACTTTTTGCTGCCCACGCTGAACGATACAGTAAAAAGAAAAATGATTGGTACAACAACAATGATATTTACAGCGACATGCTTAACTACGGAACGCCAACTCATATAGCATATTATGAACATCCTCAGTTAAAAAGATCTCGTATATTTTTAAAAGGTGGAGCTGCAGACTGGAAGCCAAATATTCCAATTGATTTACCAGTTAAGTATTTTAATCATCATCATTCACATGCTTGTGCTGGTTATTATACAAGTAAGTTTAATGATGCTGCCATTGTAGTTCTTGACGCAATTGGTGAATATAATACTTCAACTATTTGGGTAGGTGAAGGAGAAAAGATTAGACTTGTTAAAAAGTTTAATTATCCATTTAGTTTTGGACTGTTTTATTCAGCATTCACATCTTTGGTCGGGTTAATGCCTAACCAAGAAGAATATATTATGATGGGGATGGCTGCATATGGAGATTCAAATAGATATTTTAATAAAGTAAATGAGTATTTTTCCTCTATAAAAGAACAAAAATATAATTTTCATTTGGGAATAAATGATTGGAATGAACATATAGGTCAACAAGAGCAATTTGATATTGCTGCTGCTGTTCAAAAAGTATATGAGCTAAGACTAATAGAATTTATGAGATACGCTCAAGCAAAAACTGGAAAATATAATTTAGTATTCATGGGTGGGTGTGCATTAAATTGTTCTGCAAACACAAAGCTATGGAACATATTTAATGATATTTGGATTATGCCTAATCCTGGAGATGCAGGATCTTCTTTGGGTGCCGCCGCAGCATTATACGGTAAACATGTAGACTGGAAAAACCCATACCTTGGCCATGATCTTGGCAATCCATATCCAGTTACAGAAATTGTTACAGGATTGATTAGGGATAAGATAGTATCTGTTGCATCTGGTAGGGCAGAATACGGTCCAAGAGCATTAGGCAATCGTAGCATTCTTGCAGACCCACAAGATCCAAATATAAAAGATAAAGTAAATTTAATCAAGAAGCGTGAGTTATTCAGACCGTTTGCTCCAGTGATTATGGAAGAACATGCTCATAAATGGTTTAATATGAACTTTACAAGTCCTTACATGCAATATGCAGTAAAATGTTTACAACCAGAAAAGATTCCTGCTGTAGTTCATAAAGACGGCACTTCAAGAGTGCAGACTGTTAACAAAGAGCAACATCCAGGACTATATGAAGTTTTACAAAATTGGTATTCTATAACTGGTGTGCCTATACTTTTAAATACAAGTTTAAACATAAAAGGACAACCTTTAATTAATGATGAGTTAGATGTAATAAATTGGCAAAATGAATATAATTTTAAAGTTATTGGGAGGAACAAATAACATTATTATGAAAGATAAATCAAAAATAATTAGGTATGTTGACACACCTGATATTTATACAATTATTTCAGCTTTTAGAAATTTATTAAGAAGATCTAATGTGCTAGATTATGATACATTTGATAGCTTAAAAAACTTAGAAGTAATTGACCCAGTAATTCCTAATAATCATGAAATATATTTTCCAAAAGATGTAGACACTCTTGACGAAAATCAAATAAAAATTATACAGGATCGTGAACCTACTCGTATGTTTAAGAAAAAAATACATCATGAATATGATTATATGGGAGAGAAAAAAAGAATAGAGTATAAATTTAATCAAATTGGATATAGGGGAAAAAATGTTATAGGCACAGAACAATTTATTGCTATAGGATGTTCTCAAACATTCGGGTATTCCTTGGAAGAAGAATTTACATGGCCAGAACAATTAGGAAAGTTGTTAGGTTCACGTGTTGTTAATTTAGGCATGCCTGGAGATAGTGCTCAAGGAGCAATAATGAAAGCGCTGGAGTATATAAATCAATTCGGAAAGCCTAGAGCTATTTTTGCTTTATTCCCATATAGAAGATCAGAATATTTTAGTGTTAAAGGTTATATAGCAAGTGAAAACAATCTAGAACTAAATGGTGCATTTAATAATACTTCATATGATTGGAAAAATAAATTTAAAAAAATATCAAAAGCTCCACATACTTATCAGGAAATAATTCCGCCAGAACAAAACATTTTTGCTACTTTTACAATGATAAATATATTTGAAAAATATTGTAAAGAAGCAGGAATTAAATTTATTTGGACTGGTTGGGAAGAAGGATTCTCTTCTAATAGGGTTCAAGATGTGATAAAAAACTTTTCACCTGGATTCTTTTTTGAGAATAATTTAAATGAATTTACTTCAATTGAAAAAAAATGTCATCTAGAATATCAAAATCATCCTCTTTTTAACTATGCAGCCGATAGAGAATTTGAAAAAAATGGAAAAGTACTTTATGTAAGCGGACACAAAGGAATTCATTGGAATTTGCATATGGCAGAAAGATGCCACATGGAATACTTAGCTAATATTGGACCATAGCTCAGTCGGCAGAGCGCAGAGCTGTTAACTCTGATGTCCCAGGTTCGAGCCCTGGTGGTCCAGCGGGTTAATCCCACTTATATATAAGGAGAAAAATGAAAACAGTAGGATATAAATTAGAACCATTTAGAGTTGTTGGCGTTAAGCCAGGAAGACTAGATGCGTCCGATGATGTCTTTGAAACTTTGTCTGAGGAATCTTTCCCAGGAAAGTGGAAAATTATTATGTTTTACCCGAAAGACTTTACATTTGTATGTCCAACAGAAATTGTTGCATATGACAAATTGGTAAATGATTTTAATGATCGTGATGCAGTTTTGTTAACTGGATCAACTGACAATGAATTCTGTAAGCTAGCATGGAGAAATGCTCACGAAGATCTTAAGAAGACTAATTCTTGGTCATTTGCGGATCAAGTACGTGGGTGGGTTTTCTCAGAGGATTCAGATAGATATACTGGACTAGCAGAGCAACTTGAAATTTTAACTAAAGATGGAGTTGCTTTACGTGCTACATTTATTGTTGATCCAGAAAATGTTATTCAGCATGTAACTGTCAACAACCTTAATGTTGGTAGAAGTCCAGAAGAGGCATTAAGAGTTCTTGATGCACTTCAAACAGGAGAACTTTGTGCCTGTAACAGACCATTAGGCGGAGATACTTTATAATGTGGGTTGAACAACTAAAAGAATCTTTACCAGAATATGCTAAAGATATAAAATTAAATCTTGACGCTGTTATTAATCGTAGTACAGTTGAACCAGAGCTAGCAACACATCTAGCTCTGGCAGCTTCTTTTGCTACAGGTAATGGCAAGTTGATTTCCTTCATTGCTGCATCTTCTACAAATGAAGTAGAAAAAAATGCTGCCATGACGGCTGGCGCCCTCATGGCTCAAAATAATGTATGGTATCCATATATTGAAATAGTGGACGATCCAAATCTTTCAGGACTTCCAGCACAATTAAGAATGAATGCAATTGCTTCACATGGCGGAACCACAAAGGCTAACTTTGAAGCATACTCATTGGCATCATCTATAATTGGAAAATGCCACTTTTGTGTTAAAGCACATTATGAAACATTAAAGAAAGAAGGATTTAGTGTTGAGCAATTAAGAGATATTGGCAGAATTGCTGCGACAGTAAATGCATTGGCTAAGATATTAAATTCTTAGTCTAAGCAAAAGGAGAACTATGCCAAGATATGAATATGCCTGCATTGAATGTGATTTTGGCATGGAAGTAACAAAACCTTTTGAGCAATCTGATTCAATAGAAATTTGTGAAAGATGCGGAAATCTAATGAATAAAGTTTATGGCACAATTGGTGTACAGTTTAAAGGCACAGGGTTTTATAAAACAGATAATCCTAAATAGTTAAATGATATAATTATAACTAAATAAACATTTGGTTTATTAGGAGTTGTAGTTGACTAGGACTAAAGCATGGAGATTATCTTTAGCATTCATTTTAATGTTTGGATGGCTATTTTTAACTCCTGCCTATAGTGATGATCCATTAAGTTTAGCCGCCCAAGAAATACAAGAACTAAACGATAGCGTTTCGGATTTAAATTATAAAACAGAATTTCAATCATTAATTGGCGTGGCCGAAGACAAATATGATGATGCGGTAGACGCAAAAGAAGATAGAGATGATGCTTCTAACGCATATGATGCGTCGGTGGCAGCAGAAGCAATAGCCTTATCAGAATTAAAT